CGCCAGTGCCTACAGTAGCTGCAACGCCAGTTCCAACGCCAGTGCCTACAGTAGCTGCAACGCCAGTACCAGTTACTTCTTATAGTCATAGATTAAGTTTTAATTCCAGTTCTAGCAGTTCAGCATGTGGTGAATTATCTATAAAATATACATTATGGAGTAATGACGCTATACTATCTACTTCTTCAGTCTTTTGGACTGATATGAATTTAACAACATGGGATAGTCTTATGCCATTCGGATGGTATTCTAACGGGTCTATATCATGGTTAATCACAAGTTCTTCGGGTGGTAGTACTACTGCTTCTCAATTATGTGGTACAGGTGGAGGAAGCCCATCATCATAAAAATAAAAACAAGATAAATATAAAAACATAAATATAAAAATGGCAGCAAACGAATACATAAGAACAGTGAATATCACACCTTTAGGGACTTCATATTCATGGGATACACCACCCGATTGGATTACAATCGTAAGGGTGGGAACTACTGATGATTGGACAATTACAGTGGCGCCTAATTCGGGTGTTGCCAGAAACGCAACGCTTACTGTTAGACATGCTAACACAAGTACAATTGATACTATTGAAGTGACTCAAGCTGGTAATACAGTTATTACACCAACTGCAACACCTGCTCCAACTGCGGCTCCAACTGCAACGCCTGCGCCTACTGCAGCTCCAACACCAGTGCCTACTGCAGCTCCAACACCAGTGCCTACTGCGGCTCCAACACCAGTGCCTACTGCGGCTCCAACACCAGTGCCTACAGTAGCTGCAACGCCAGTGCCTACAGTAGCTGCAACACCAGTACCGACTCTATCAGTCGTTATTAATGATAACGGTGTTAATGTCACGAGCGTTACTTTGGATGATTTTAATAACGGGCCAGGGTCTTCAGTAACTAAGAGCTTTAGTTACACGGATACGGCAACAACTACCAATCAAGTACCTACTATAATATCTAAGGATTCCGGATATAGCGTACAATTTGTATACGGTACTAATATATTTGGAAATGTAGTAGGAAGTTGTATAATCACTAGTCTTAACGGAGGAGCAAAATTCCCTACAAGTATTATTCTAGAACCTCTTGTTATTGCACACCCAGATAATAGTAATATTAGATATACTTTAGGTGTAACTTTATCACAAGGTACATCACTAGTAATAGAGCCAACGCCATTCCCTACGATACCTGTAACACCGGCTCCAACACCTATTACTACACTAAGTGCAACACCTATTGCTACACTAAGTCCAACGCCAGTTCCAACAGCAACTACTTCGTATACCGGAGGCGGCGGAGGCGGCGGAGGCGGATGTCACGTAGCTGGTGAAATGATTACATTAGCAAATGGCGAAACTAAAGCAATTGAAAACATACAAATAGGTGATATCTTGTTATCTTATGATATCAATGGTTATGATGGTTCTGAAGATGCATATAGAGAATGGTCTTCTCATGTAGATAATCTTGAAGGTGAATTTACATCAGTAGAAGTTACTAATGTCACAGTGGACACATATTCTTCTTATTATAATTTCAATGAAGGTTCTCTTAAAATAACATTTGAACACCCTGTTTTAATTAAAGATGTCAATAATATGGTTTCTTGGAAAAAGGCAAGTGACGTAAACGTAGGAGAATTTATGCTAAATGAAGATTCTCAATGGATTTTAGTTAACACTAAATCGTTGGTAAAAACTGCACAACCATTTTCAACATGGTCAATTGACGTAGAATCTGAAGATGTTTATTTTGCTAACGGTATATTAGTACATAATGCAGAAAATGATTTTGTTATTGATGATAAAGACGGTGGAGACCCTACACTTGAAGAATTTAGATAAATTTAAAAGAAAAATAGAAAGTGATAAATTTTAAAAACATATTAAGTAATAAGAACACCCTTACATTTGTATTGGGTGCTCTTTTTGTTTTATTGTTTTTAAGACAGTGTAATCAAACTGAAAATTTAAAACAAGAATTAGAATTAGTTCAAGAAACTTCTGATCGTAATTTTAATAATTATTTAGCATCAAAAGATTCTGTTAATCAATTAATAGCAGAAAACGGCAATTTGATATCTAAGATAAGATCTTATGAATTTGATATAAATGATTTAAAGGATGATCAAAATGAATTGGTTTTAAAATACAGAAAGGCTCTTAATTTAAATAAGGATTTAAACAAAGTTAATACTCTTTTATCAGCTGATATAGATATCAAAGATAGTTTATTGGCTAACGTAACATCATCTGAAGTGGATTCAACGACAACTAAATTAACATTTTCTAAGTTTGATGATTTTGGTAATGGTAATTCTAGAAATTTAATGGGTAATATGTTGATAACAAGACACGATACCGGATTAAATTATGGAAATGCTTCTTTTGATATCGAACATACGATTAGTTTATTAGCAGCTATAGAAAGAATAAACGGAGCAGATCAATTAAAAATTTCTACATCATATCCAGGATTAACTTTTAGTAATATAGAAAATATAAACCTTATAAATACAAGATTAAATCAAAAACCTAAAATGAAAGGAGGATGGTCAGTAGGGATTGGTATCGGTTATGGAATCAATCTAAACAACAATCAAGTAATAAGTACTGGTCCATCAATCGGATTAGGATTATATTATTCTCCTAAATGGTTAAGATTTTAAAATTAATATAAACAATGGCACAATCATCTAGATATTTTTACTTAGATTCTGATATTCTTTTAGAATTTATTTACCACGACCAATCAAATCCTTCTAAATACCAAATAGAAGTGGATGACAATGGTAGCGAGGTAAAATTCTTAGACACAGTTAAGGGTAATCCATTTGCAAAAAGACATTTAATAAATGAATTAGGAAGTGCTGTTGTTAATTTTGATGTTACTGAAAATTCAGGTTACATATCTGTAGAAAACTTTGCTGCAAGAACTCTTTTATTACAGAGCGGTAAAACTTATAAGTTTAATTTAAGTGAATTAACTAATCCAGAATTATTTCAAATTAGTGGTGCTTTAGGAATTTATTCTTATTCAAGTGTTACTAAGATTGGTCAGTTTACGCCTAATCAAACTGGCACAATTGAATACACGTGCGGAGATTTAATAGGTGGTAAAATTATAATAGACACTAGAGCAAATCCATTATTTGCAAATCCAGATGAAAATACTGGTAATGATATTAATCAAACTATAGGTAGATATCATGCAGTACAATCAGATGCAAGCGGTACTAGATATGCCTTATTAGGATATGATTCTACGGGTGATTATGAAATGTTCAATTACATTAATAATAATGTAAGTTGGACTGGTGGTAATGAAACAGATCTTTTAAATTATCAAACTGAAGCTACTGCTAATATTAATTATATTAAATATGATAGTATTAGATTACACTTTAGGAGTGGTTATAATTTTTCTGCCAGAGGTTATGAAGGATTTTTATTTGAAATAGCGGTGAAGAGATCTTCTAATGTAAGAAATAATTTAACTCAACTTGTTTATTTAAATACTAGTAATTATGAATATGCTAATCCTAAGCCATTTATTTTAGGAGAAACATTGTATAGCAAATTCATAGATCTTAAAATACCCACATTGGTTCAACAAAATGAAGAATTTAATGATAGGTTTTATGGAGATGGTACAATAGGTTCAAGTGATTTAGATCCTTCTTCTAATTATGAACTAACGTTTAAATTAATTGATCAATTAGAAACCTTTAATGGATATGATTATTTTATTACAGGTGAGGAAAATAAGTTTACAATTTCAAGAGAAGATGAATTTCAAGATTTTACAGTAGTCGTAGAAGACGCTGATGATGGAGATTATTTTAGAATATACGGCGAAAAGGATAATTCTATAGGTGCGTTTGAAGCATATGTATTAAATCAAATAAACACAACTTCAGACGATATTATAGTAATGTATGACATAGATGTTTTTGAAACTATAGGTGCATCTGAAATTAAAACATTCCAAACTTCATATACACAATATGAGGACTTTAACACACCTATAGTGTTTAGACCTGTTATTATGAATAGTAGTACAGCTTCTAGTTTTTCTATTGATGTTATAATGAGAATATGGAATCAAACTGATAATACACAGATTGTAAAAATGGCTAGTTTAACAGTTAAACAAGCTGCTAAATATGGTAAGAGATTAAATAAGCTAAAAATTAATTCTCCTAATCAATTAACCGAAGTATACAATGTATTACCTCAACTGGCATCTAACAAAATAATAAATGGTATTTTTACTGACAACATGCCTAAAAGTACTAAGTATGTCCCTACGTTTTTAGAGAGACACAATGTAATTGCTTCCAAGTCAAAAATTGTATTTGAATCTAACACTGACGATATTACAAGACAAGATATTAGTGAAGTAGATACTTCTGATTTTAAATCTGAAGGTGATTTACTCATTAAAATTCCACCATTCACATCATATTATAAATTTGTAATAGCTAAAAGAAAAGGAGATGATGTAGAATTCATATCATTTACTAATATAGAAAATGTAATCATGACATTCGGAGATGGTAAACAAAAATTAAAATTTAATAATATATTCAATAAGGATATTAATATGGGTGAAGGTGAAGTACTCTTTAAAATAAGTGAAGCAAATGCTAACACAATAAGGGGTATGAAAAACAATACATTCTATATTAGTGTTAATAATGGTATAGATGAAAATATGATTTTATCAGGTAAATTTGAAATCTAATTATGGTATTAAATAGCAGAAATAATTCATTCGATTTTAGGTTTCCTAGGGGATTTATACCTAAAGAGGTTGCAGATAAGTATAAAAAATATTTAAATAAAATACCGGGAAGTTTACTATCAGAACCTGTAGATTTTATTAATTACAGTATACAAGGTGTTAATATACCAGGTGTATCGTTTGATCCATTATCACAAGAAGATAACGATGGTACTAAGAGATATCACAGAGGTGCATTGCCAATTCAAAATGTAATTAATAGAGAATTTACAGTTAGTATGCAATTGTTGGATGGTTTTATTAATTATTGGATTATGATGGATACTCTTTTGTGGTATTATGCTAGATCAACTAAGCAGGCATATATAGATCCATTGAGTTTAAGAATATTAGATGCTGAAGGTGCATCTGTAGCATATATGGAATTTACAGATTGTATCATGAATTCTATTAACGAGTTAAATTTAAACTTTGCGGAAAACGTTGCATCCTTTAATACATTTGAGGTTACATTCTATTATAATAAATTAAATCTTAGATTAGAGGTAGAATAAAATAAATTGATATATAATACATGAAAACATTTAATAAATACTTAATCGAGAACACTATCACTGAGAATGATATGAAAATTGTTAACGAAGGTCTTCAAGAAGAATGGACTCCTGAATTAGAAGCTAAAATAGATGAGGCTTTAGAATTATTCGAAAAGGAATACATGAAAGAGGATGGTACATACGACCTAGAGAGACTTAATGAAGAAATAACAAATGAAGGTTTCTTTGGTTCTATTATAGGTGGTTTAACGGGATTTGCATTAGGTAAATCAGTTGGTAAAATGGTAGCAAAAGTTTTAGGTATTCAAAAGGGTATCTTTTATGATCTATTAACTTCGAGACTTGTAGGTGCCGCTCTAGGTGCTAGTCTTGGTAAAAAACTATAAATGAATTACCTCGCAGTAGATTTTTCTCTAAATTCACCAGGTATATGTTTATATAATGATAAAGGTAAGAAATATCATTTTATTAGTTATATAAAACCTAAAACTGGAACAAAGGCTGAACAAAAACTACAAGAAGAAATATCCTTATTGGAGGATGTTACTTTGGTTGATCAACCTGATTTTACTAATAATGAAGCTTTCTCAAGTGCTGAACTCTTAAAGGTTAAGCGCTATGATAAAATGGCAGCCGACATTATAAATCTTGTCTTACAAAACTCATACGATGGTGATGGGTTTATTGTTTCATTTGAAGGAACTTCTTATGGTTCTAAAATGGGAACTAATAATATGATAGACATGGCAGCAGGTGCTGCAATTCTAAAACTCAAACTCTTAAAGACCTTAAATCCTGATGACATCTTGACTGTGGCTCCAACTACTATTAAGAAATTTGCTGGTAAAGGTAATATGAATAAGCTTCAGTTGTTTGAGTCCTTTCAAAAAAATGTGAACGAAGACCCAATCTTAGCTAAAAGCCCTTTGTGGAAAATAGTTAAAGACCTTGAAATTGGGAAAAAGATCCCGAAGCCCCTTGACGATCTCGTTGACGCTTATTTTCTCGTTGCATACGTTGCAAGCCTCCAAGCCTAATCTATCTTCTGGCTTAACTAACATTTGTTATATGCAAGTTGTATAAAACTGTTTCATTTTAAATTAAAAAAAAATAATTTAATCTCTGGTGAAACAAATTTAAATGTGGATATATAATAAGTATATTAACAAAAGCTAAGATATTAGTCAATTTTATGTTGTGTACTACTGAAATCATGAACCTGAACAAAGCTCTCATTATAATGGTGCGAGAGCAAAAGATCACGACACAAGAGCGTGAAGACTTACTTCGTAAAGCTGGTTTACAAAAACTAGAGAGCAACAGGTGGCAAGATTCAGAAGGTGCTATACTTACAATGCAAAATATTTGAAACCTTTTGTAATATACATTTATAAGAACTGAAAGTAATTTCAAGGTAAACAAATTTAACAAATTAAACAATTTAAAGGTATGAGTGATTCATTTGACATTTTTAACTTGGGTGTAGAAGACGTAGAAACGCATCAGGCACCCACAAGTACAGCTTCAAACGAAGTGTACAAACCAACCGCAGACGACGGTAAAGACGGAACTTACAAAGCATTAATTCGTTTTGTACCAAATCCAGAAAACCCTCGTAATTCCCTAATCCAAAAATATGTACACTGGTTGACAAACTCAAGTGGTGATGGTAAACTAGTTGATAGTCCATCTACTATCGGTGAGAAGTGTCCAATCGCAGACGTATTTTGGAAACTACGTAAATCAGATTCAGCTGTAGATCGTAAATCTTCAGAGAAACTGAAAAGACGTCAACAATACTATTCTTTAATTAAGATCATTAAAGATCCACAGAACCCAGAATTAGAAGGTACTTACAAAGTATTCAAATTCGGTTACAAAATTAAAGAGAAAATTGACGCTGAGTTGAAACCAGACTTTGGTGAACCAACACAAGTATTTGACCTTTTTGAAGGTAAGAACTTTGAGTTGATCATTACACGTCAAGGTGAATACAATAACTACGACAAGTCTAAATTCTCTGCTAGTCAATCTGCAATCATTATGGGCGATGCTCCAGCAGAAAGAACAAAAGAGACTATGACGTCTATCAAAGAAGAATTAGAGAATGCACCTTCATTGAAAGGGTATGATTATCAAGCATGGGACGAGGACACTCGATCATTCGTAAACGATGTATTGAGAATGTACTTAAATCCAGGTGATTCTATCGCAGAAGTTACTACAACGACTACTAAGAAAACTGCAAAAGCTACAAATACATCTGCACAAACAGCTGTAGCTGAAGCTCCAGTAACAACAGAGTCAACTTCAAGCGTATCATCAGAAGATGATCTAGATTCTTTCTTGAATGACCTCGACATCTAATATACAACTTACTGAAGAGTTAAAGGATAAAATAAGATATGCACTTAAACAAGTAGTATCTCAAGTACATCCTGAACCTAATAAGAAGCTACTAAAGGACATGCATGGGCGAATAACCTGTGCATGTCCCTATTGTGGTGATTCCCACTCGGACGATACTAAAAAACGAGGTAATATATTCTGGGACACTCTACAGTATCACTGTTATAATTGTAGTTATCACACTAACTTATATTCTTTTTTAAAAGATCATGAAGTTAAATTAGCCACAAGTGATGATTCATTTATGGTTATAGATTACATTAAACAGAATAAGATACAGGTTAATTCAGAATCTGTACTGAAGCATGATGCATTAAGAAAGGTTCAAGAATTATCAATTGATATAGATACGTTTAAAGCTAAATTTAAGGCAAAGGTAATAGAACCGGGCGATTGGATTTGGTTTCAATTAAAAGATAGACTACTACACAATAGAGTAGATGATTTCCTGTATTCTGAAAAAGAGCATAGACTTTGGATTCTTAATTTTGGTGCAGATAATAAAATTATAGGTGCACAGACACGTAGAATGAAGGGTTATGGACAAAGGTATCTAACGTACGATTTACCAAAATTGTATGAAGAGATGGGACAACCTTTAGAATTATCCAATGAAGAACTAACGTCCCTTACTAAAGTATCAACACTATTTGGAATTATGCAATTAAATTTTCAAAGGCCTATTACTATATTCGAAGGCCCATTAGATGCTAAATTTATGGCAAATTCCCTCGCCCTTGCAACTGCAGGCAGATCAACTGATGACTTTGATGAAATTCCAACAGTTAGATATATGTTTGATAACGATACAACCGGTAAAAAGAAAATGGCCGAGAAGCTTAAAAAGGGTCGACCCGTCTTTATGTGGTCCAAATTTCTTAAAGAAAATGGGTTAGATACATATAATATTAAAGATCTGAACGACTTGATATTGAAATGTTTTGAGCTTAAAATCGATGCTCATAAAAAGATCGATCAATATTTCACCTCTAGTCAATTAGATCTATGGTACGTATAGAAGATATTAGTATAATGGTTGAAGACAACTTCGAAGAATTTCAAAAAGACAGTGATAGGTTTAAAGGTATGAAACTTTTATTAGATTTCAAACCATTGGATCTAAGTATCGAGTCACCTGACATTGAAATGCCAAAACCTAAATTTAAGAAAAGACAAATAACGTCTAAGTTCATCAAGCCTAATCCCAATAAGAAATCATTATTTTAATATGAGTAAAGAAAATATTTTAGCATTGGACCGCAAATTAAGCGGCCAAAGAACAGAGTGGACTAATAACATTAAAGGATTAGCACAAAGTTTAAGAAATTTAAACACCATGGAGGAAACTATTGCTGAAGTATTATCTTCTAGACAATCTCTCGTTGAGCAGATGTCTTATTTAAATATGAAAGTAAAAGAACAGAAAAATAAAGTAGCAGTTAGATATAGAGAAGCTTATATTAGATATTATGAATATGATTATAAGTTAGGAGAAAAACAAAAAGAGAAGTTTATTGAAACTGATCTAGCTGATGAAAACATGATATTATCTCATTTAGAAAATCAAGTAGAATTCTTTAGAGATTCGGTAAAAACCCTAGATAACATGGGCTTTGCCATTCGTAATAGACTTGCATTAAAAGATCTATAACGACAAATAAAAATGCTCTAACAATGTGGAGCTTACGTTAACTGAAAATAAACAGTTGTTACGCATTGATGCAGCAACTGAATTAGAATTGGAACAACTTAATATTTCTTTAAATAGAAGAATTGAGTCTTGGCGTTTTAACCCTTTGGTCAAAAAGGGTTTATGGGACGGTTATGTTTCGTATATTAAGGATGATAAATGGATTCCTTCGGGTTTATGGCGAGAAGTCATGGGCATATGTAAAGAATATAAATTTGAATTTAAGTTAAATGGTATTACAGACATATTTGATACCAACATAAATCAAGAAAAGTTTACTCAATGGGCGTTAGATTTTTTCGAAAAATCAGAAATAACACCAAGAGATTATCAAATAGAAGCAGCTTTTAATATTTTAAAATTTAAAAGATGTCTAAGTGAATTAGCAACTTCAGCTGGTAAAACATTAATTTCGTTTTTAACAGTTGCTTATTTATTAGAACATGAAAAGGCTAAAAAAATCTTATTTATAGTTCCTAATGTTTCTTTAGTGGTACAAGCAAGTGAAGATTTTTTAGATTATAACTATAGAAATGCAGTAGACATAAAAGTACAACAGATATATTCTGGTCAAAAAATAAGACCGGGAAGAAATGTAGTCGTAGGAACTTATCAGTCTCTAGTTAAAAAAGATAAATCTTATTTTAGTGAATTTGATGCTATAATTGTGGATGAAACACATAAGGCAAAATCAGCGTCTATTAAAACTATCCTTCAAAAATGTGTTAATGCAGATTACAAATACGGATTATCGGGTACTATACCAAAAGAAGGTACTTTAGATAGATTGACATTAATGGCATACACTGGACCTCTTATTACTGAAATAAGTGCAAATTACTTGCAAAATGAAGGACACATTGCTGGTTGTAAAGTAAAAATAATTAAAATGGATTATGCTCCTCAATCTACAAAGGATGCATTTAGAGAAATGTCACAAAATAGATATGAAAGTAAAGATGTTTTTAAATTTGAACAAAACTATGTCATTAATTCACCAGGCAGGCTTAACTTTATTACAAGTATTATTTCCAGAGTACGCGGTAATAGTTTGGTCCTTTTCCACAGGATTGAACATGGTAAAAAAATATATGAAAAACTTCGCAGAGACAGCGATAAAACTGTTTATTATGTTGACGGTGGAATTGATAAAGATATACGAGAAGAACATAAAAAGAAAATGGAAGCAGGTGAAGAAGTTGTTATCGTTGCTTCTTATGGTACCTTCTCAACAGGAATCTCAATCAAAAAAATTCACAATATCTTTTTTACAGAATCGTTTAAATCAGAAGTAATAATTAGACAATCAATCGGTCGAGGATTACGCCAGCATAAATCCAAAGATAGTGTAAATATTATTGATTTCGTAGATGATCTAAGTTCATCTGATTGGGATAACTATTTAATAAGACATGCTAAAGAACGCCAAAGAATCTACAGAGAACAGAAGTTCAAATACGATATTAAAAATGTAGATTTTGAAGGAGATATATAATAAAATAATAACATTCAAAAAACAAAAACAATATTATGCAAAAATTAAAATCTTTTCAACAATTTGCTACGGAAGTTCAAATTTCTAATACTAGAAAAATTGAAGAAGAAGCAATCGCAAAAAGAAGCAATGAAGCAGAAACGTTTAAAAACTTACTCTCTGAATTTAATGTCACTTCTGTTAAAGAATTAACTGAAGATCAAAGATCAGAATTTTTTACCAAATTAAGAGGTGCTGAAATTAACGAAGCAATTACACTTATCGAAGAAGGCACAAGAGGGCAATTTGGTAAGATTGATAAAAAAGGAAATATTGTTTCTGTTTATACTCACTATGATTCTTACCCAGAGAATATGTTGCCTTTGATCAAAAAAGGTTACAAAGGCGGTAAAAACGTAGATGATGTAATTGCTAAAGGCGATAGCTCTGGTTTAGAGGCTTCTGTAGATAAAATGAATTTCTACGGAGATAAAAATGCAATGACACCGTCAAAGGGTTCGATCTCAGATGTTTCTAAATATTTAAGAGATGTAGCTAATAACGGTGGAGCAGAATTTGTTTACCTTTGGGACGAAGCTAACAAAGAATGGTTAATGGCAGACATTTATGGTAATGGTTACGATGAATTAGTACCAGCATTTGAATCTGTTTCAGTTTCTGTAAACGAAGCTATTGCAGTACAATTTAAAAGAGACGCTAAGAAAGTTGTTACAGTTTACAATAATCTATTTGCAAAAAAATTAACTGACTTTGGTGCAATGTCTAACGAATCAGTGTTAGGTTGTATTAAGTACTTATTTGAAATGGCAATGGAAGACGCAAACTTCTCAAGAGAAGGTTTTGCAATTTCTAAAAACATTAAAGGTGCAATTTCTTCATATGAAGTAAAAATGCCAGGATTAGGTGGATACTACATCAAAATAGGAGCAACTACAACAAAGAGAATTTTAGATCAATACTATTCAGATATCGCTAATGCAGCAGGATGGTCGGGTATTGGTATCGTTGAAGGTACTGCACTTTATTTACAACAAATCAAACAAGAAGCTGCAGGGCAATCTTTATTAAACGCATTTAACATGTTTAATGAATCTACTGTCGTAGAAGATGGTGAACTACTTTGTGAAGCAACAGTTGAAATGGATGCAATGAACCCTGAAGATAAGGACTTTTTAAAATTCTTAAAAAAGAATAAAGTTGAAATCATAGATACAATGATGGACGGTCCAGCTGGAGGTCATCCAGTTATTACAATGCAAGGAAAGAGAAAGGATCTTGAAAAGGTTCTTGCTGATGGCGAATACGGATGGGACGATCCCGGTTTAGCTGAATATATCGAAGAGTCAAAAGTAAACGAAGCTGAAGTTAATTCTGATGAAGAATTTAATGAATATGCAATAACAGTTTTACAAAAAGCATTCGGTGAAGATTATGATGAGGCTAAAGCAAAAAAAGTAATTGATGGAATTTTAGCTAAAGCTGATGGAGATTATGGCGTAGCAGTAGGTATGTTGACTAGCTCATTAGGATCATAATAAAAACAAGATACATATCTTATGAAGATCTACAATAATTTTGAACAGTTTGTAACTGAGAGATTACATTCAAATATAAAAGAAGCTTTAATTTTAGAAGGTGGAGCTGCCGGTCACATGGCACATCCATTTGATGATAAGTCATTAACATTCGCAGACTTTAAAGCTCTTATAGAAGCTGGTTTAAGCGGTGAACTTAATTTTGAAGAGGACGCTACTGAAAAAACTGACGGACAAAATGTATTCGCAACTATTCAAGATGGTGAAGTTAAGTTTGCTCGCAATAAAGGTGAACTTATAGCACCAATGGATCTTTCAACATTTAAACAAAAATTCGACGGCCATGCATCTGCAATGGTTGAAGAAACTTTTAAATTTGCTGCAGAAGATTTAGCCAATGCATTAATTAAATTACCAACTAAAGTTCAACAAGAAGTATTTGAAAATGGTCTTAATTGGATGAATATGGAATTGATCTATTCTAAAAATCCAAACGTAATCTATTATGACAGAGATATTATTCAATTTCATGGTATAAAAAAGACAGATGGTAATGGTAATATAATTGGTGAAGATAGTAAACCTGCTTCAGTAATAGCAAAAGCATTAGAGTCTGTTAAAGCAAATGTCGGTAAAACATTTACTATAATTCCGCCTCAAATAATTAAATTAGGCAAGGATCTTAATTTTGAAGAAAATAAAAATAAATTTATCAAGAAGGTTGAAGCGCTCCGCGACAGATATAATTTGACAGATGCTGATGAAGTTAGCCGCTATCATGAAATGTGGTGGAGAGAAACTATAGATTCAAATTTTCCAGATTTAACACAAGATCACAAAGAAGGTTTATTATTAAGATGGGCATATGGTGATAAAAAGACTCTAAATCTAAGATCATTAGATAAAGATCTTGGTAAAGAAAAAGCATCTTTAATTAAAAAGTTTGACAAAGAGGATGTAAAAAAGAAATATAAAGAGAACATTAGACCGTTTGAAGATCTATTCTTAGAACTAGGTTCTATTATTCTAAAAAATGCATCTAATTTTGTTGCGGCTTCACCAGACGCTGAAATGCAAAGATTACATAATCAAATTAGAACTGAGGCTGAAAAAATTAAAAAAGGCGGATCAATTGATCAAATACAAAAAGTCGAAGCTGAATTAGCTAGATTAGAAAGAATAGGTGGAATTGATTCAATTATGCCAACTGAAGGTATTGTCTTTGTATATAAAGGTAAGACTTTTAAATTAACAGGAACATTTGCTGCAATTAACCAGCTTATGGGTATTATTAAGTACGGAAGATAAACAATATAACATGGCATTACAAAACTTAAGAACATATTTTCAATCTACCAATATCAATGATTTCCAATCAATGTTAGATTTACCATGTGTAGTATCTGAAAAAATACAAGCATCTTCTTTTCATGTAAAGAAAACATCAACAGGATTCCAGTATTATAAAAGTGGCTCTAAGCATGCTATGGATAAAGTTGATAGAACGATGGTTAAATACTATGAAAATGCTATCAATTATTTTGGAACTATCATAAAGGAAGTGACAGAAGACATGCCACTTGATTGGAAGTTTGGATTTGATTATATGATAGACAATAAAACAGTGGATATAGAATATGAAGCTCTGCCAAAAAACAACTTAATATTAACACATATTCAAATATTAAATCCTAATAACGATACTCAAATTAAAAAAGTAATTAGAGATCCACAAATTTTAAATAAGTGGGCAGATAAATTGGGTGTACAGAGACCTCCAATTATTTTCCAAGGTAAATTACAAGAAAATCAAAAGAAAGATTTAGTAAATCTTTTAGCCACATCAGATTCTGATTTTTCTATTAAATATAAAGATCAATCATTTACTAGAACAATATATAATATTTTTAATAATGGCCTTACTAATCCAGCATTAAACACATCTTTTGATGATGATATAGATGGATTAATAGTTAATTTTTACGAAGGTAAAAATCCAAAGAGTTTTAAATTAGAAAGATTTGATAGAAAACCAACTGAAGATAGAAAACCTTCAGACATGTATCAAATATCTCTATTAGATTTAGTTGAATATTTAGAAGATTTTGATATATCAAGTGTTAGTTTAGAAGAAGAGGAAGCAGATCTACGATATATTGAATTGATTTCTAGTATATTTAATGCATATGTAGAAAAAAACGCATCGAAATACATAGGTACTAATTTTGATTCTGCAGACTTCTCAGATAATAAAGGATTTCAACTCAACACTGTTTTTATAAAAAACGAAAAAACAATTTCACTTGTACAAAATAAAGTCCTATCTGAATTATTTAAAATTGCATTAGGTAGTTTTAGAAAGAGAAGAAACAGAGAAACAGACATTATTAATAAAGATTTAATGAAACAAATCAATGATATAGTAGATGTTATTGAATCTATAGTAATGTCAAAAACTAATGAAAACGACGTTATGAACTTTAAAACATATTTACTTAATCAAAAATTACAATATACTGAAAGCCCTATATTAGAAGGACTTACAGTTAAATATCCAGAACATGGTAAAACACCAGTTAACATGTTTGTTGGTCGTTTCCAACCATTCACTTTGGGTCATGCTAAAGTAGTTGAGACTATTCACAAACAAAACGGATATCCAGTAGTAATCTTATTAGTGAAATCAAAAACTAAGAAAAAAGAAGATGCATTTTCTAGACCTTATGATGAAGAAACTCAGGTTGAGATGTTGAATAGTTTAAAATCTAAATATCCAATTGAAGATGTTTTTGTAATTCCAACGGGCGGTATTGACACTATGTTTAATGCTATGAGGCCTAAATACGAACCAGTACTTTGGGGAACAGGAACAGATAGAATGAAGAGTTATGGATTTCAAGTTAACAACCCAGAATATAGAGAAGATTTAGGATGTAGAACTGATTTTGGTCTATTTGAAATTCCAAGAAGTGGTAAAAACATTTCAGCAACACAAGTTAGAAATGCAATGTTAGATGGCGATGAGAAGCTGTTTAAGAAATTAACTCCTAAAGAAATACATCACATGTATGGTGAGTTAAAGTCTAAATTAGAAGACTCTATGGGTGTTGTAGCAGAATCAGATTCTAACACAATGACTTTCGATCAATTTTTAAAGAATATATAATAAAACATATCACACATAAAAAATGGATAATAATCAACCACTAGAAGAAAGATATATTACAGTAAAAAGAAAATATACTGAAAATCACCCTGAAAAAACAGTCGGTAAAGCAGCTAAAATTAGAAATAAAGTTTTAGAGGCTATTAAAGATGGTAAATTAACAAAGGATGAATTTGAGTCAATCGTTAGAGAAATGACTGTAGATTCTACTAGATGGTTGAGAAGAAACTCCACATATTTCAATGTTAGTGAAGATGGTATTACACTTTCTAAAACAGGTAAAAGAGTTTTAAATGAATTAGTACCCTCTAAAACTGAACTAGAAATTAATGAAAAAGCTTCAGCATTTAAACAAGCAAATGTTATGGCTGAAGAAATATTCGGTGAATTTGGAATCGCAACACTGGACTATGATCAAATATCAAGAGTTATTGATATTAAGAGAGCTGATAAATTAGCTAAGAAATATGGAGAAGATAGTTTTATGGCTTTAACTGAATTAGACATGGAAGAACTTCTTAATAAGAACCCAAGATTAGTAAAAGAAAATAAATCAAACAATATGAAATCAAAATTAGTATTTGAAAGTTTCAGTGAATTCGTAGAATCACTATCAACTTCAACGAACGAATCGACAGAGATGTTAACTGAAGCATTTAAGTCTTCTTTGTTAGCTAGCTTATTTAATAATAAATATGGCAAATTCGATAAAAATTTAGCTAAAGCATTCTATGGTACAGCTAAAGTAAAAATGGACTTAATTGAAGATGAAGATCTTTTAACAGTTGATCCTCAAACGGCTTATAAAAACAAACAGGCTGACACAATTATTTTCTATTTATCAGATACACCTAAAGAGAATCCTTATGCACCTAGCGATGCATGGACCGATCATAAGTGGATCCCAGGTGAAGGCTACTTATTAGCAGTTGCTTCTGGTGATAATGCATTCTATACTAGAACTTGGGGTTCAAGATATTCTAGCAGCAGAGAACAAACTTTGAAAAAAGTAGAAAATGGTTCAACTGATTCTATCGGTATTTCTAAGAAGTACAAAGGATGGGACGGAACAGGTCTTTATAACGTAAAAAGAATTGCTGAAGTTGCAGATAGAGCTATTATTTTAAATATGGCACTTTTAAGACAAAAGTATTCTTCTGAGGGTCAAAGAGACGCAAGAGCTGCTGCTAAAAAGGGTGCAATTGCATTTAAGTCACATAAAGACTTTAAGAAAGAAAACATGGACAGATATCACCAAATTTTAGCTAATAAGGCGGCTTCTTTACCATTAGATAAAATGGTTGCAGACGCTATTGAATCTCTAACTACTCAAATTAAAGACGGTTTAGCTAAAGGTGAAAAAGGACGTTATGAAGATATTATCATTGGTCGTAAAAAAAATGGTAGCGAAGCTAGATTAAGAGATGCTTCTAACCACATGTCAAGCATCTTAGACGACTATAATAGATATGTTAGTTATATTGCACAGGCTGAAGAGTCAGAAAAACAATATGGTGACAGAGAGTCTTACTACGAAAGAGAATCTAGGAACTATGCTAAGAACATTAAAGACAAGATCAATCAGATTGAATCATTTGATTATGTCTGGTAAATTTAAAAAAGTATTCTTTGAGTATTGGATTAAACCTTGGTACTCATTATAATTAAAAGATAAAAATTATGAAACACGTAAAATTATTCGAACAGTTTCTAAATGAAGCTGCTAGGTTAAGATCTCAAAGAGATTGGGAAAGAGATATTGCAGACGAAGTAAATGCAGATGGTGATGAAATCATAGATGACTTAGATAACGGTTATTTTAAGGCAACTTATGATGGTTATACTGGATTTGATATAGTAGTATACAATCATAAAGATAAAGAAATCGGCACAGGTGCAATAGACTGCGATGGTTGTGGATCTTCAGAAATTCTAGATGCTATCTGGGGTGAAGTTAGAGATATAGCTTAAAAAATTATGCCAAGTACAAGTAAAGCACAGCAAAGATTAATGGGACAAGCTTACGCTTATAAAAAGGGTGAGTTAAAGTCTAGTGAAGTTGGTGCTGAAATAAAAGAATTAGCAGATAATATGACACTTAAGCAATTAAAAGACTTTGCAAGTACAAAGCATGCTGGTTTACCAGAGATAGTAGACGAAGCATTTATTGGACCGTTTGTATTTAATGATAGTATGTCGGATGAAGAATTACTAGGAATGTATAACGGAGCATTAGATGGTTATGCTAATTATGCTAAAGGAATGCACTATGCTAAATCTGATTATAAGAAAGCTTATCAAGAAATTGAAAAGATCTTAAAGAAGAGAGGTGTTGCAGTAGACGAAAACATAACCCCTGCTAATTTAACAGGTATGGGTCCAGTAGTTTTACCAAATAATGGTACAGTTGGATCGGGCGATGTACCAGCTGGATCAGGCGATGCAGAAGATGAATACAAGAAGAAGAAAAAGAAAAGAAAAGAAATGAAACATTTAACTACATTTGAAGCATTTACATTTGACTATCAAGGCACAGATATTAGAAATCCTTTCACAGACGAGACCGCAAGAATGGATGTAGATCCAAATAGCTATTATGGAAAAGACTACGCGAAATCGGACATTAAAAAGATTGTCGATGCAAGTGAAGCTTTTATTGCTAAATACAATGAGTGGAAAGATTATGCGCCATTAGATGCTGACGAAGATTTACATGCAGATTTTAGCGATTATGTTAAATCATCACTTGATGAATTAGTGAAAATAGTTAAAAAACACGGATAACTTAAAACTTTTTAAAAATAATTAAGCCCGCATTTTTTTATGTGGGCTTTTTTTGGTATATTAGTAGAGTATTTAAAAGGTAAAAGATACAAATATGAAAAAGCAAGAACATAAATTACAACAAACTCAGTTTACTATACAAGAGATATGGCAAGCTATGAGAGGTAATGTGTATAAGAGTAAGAAGCATTATACTCGAAAAAATAAACATAAGAATAAAGATTGTTCGTAACTTCTTTAAAAATAATAGAGCCCACATTTTTTTATGTGGGCTTTTTTTGGTATATTAGTAGAGTATTTAAAAGGTAAAAGATATGTATAAAAATTTTAACAGACATGATTGTTTCACCTCAGAAATGATGGAAATGACACGTGAAGTTATTGAAGAGGCTCAAGGTAAAGATTTTGGTTTGGTAAATATGGTCTATGGTTTATATGACGGCTATCTCTATGATGACTTACTTAAACAAGCTCGTATTGCTGGAATTAATGAAATTACGATGAATAAACTCAAGGGGCTTAAAAAAGCCATTGAAATGTACATTCAATTAACAGGAAACTCAAAAACTCAAATATAATATGGAAATTTACGAAAAAATTCAAGTAGTAAAAGGTATTGTTGAACAATATGTAAATGACAATATCAGTTCGGTTCAAGGCGTAGTAACCACAGAAGACATTAATCACATTGTTAATATAGGTACTTCTATCCTATGTACTAAGTGGAACATTGGTATCCAAGGCGGTGGATTTGTTGAAGCTGTGGTAAATAACAATCTATCACATGCCGTTAGTAGAGCAGATGGCACAAATATCAAAGCTCTCAGGTTATACTGTCAAATGATGTATAACACATCTTTGCCCAGTGAATTATATGATACATCAATTGTTGGATAATACTAATAGGACTCACCGATGTGATCCCAAACTAATCCTAATATATAATTAAACAAATCTATATTTGTGTGTATAACTATTAAACGTTTTATATGTCAATAAATAATATTCTAGAAGAAGCAAATAAGATCGTCAATGAGCGATCAGAAGAAAAAGAACGCATGTACGGTCCTTTCGAAGAGGGTATGCGTAGAGCGGCAATGATCTTTAACGGCATGACAGGTAAAGAACTTAACGGTTCTGACATGTATGCTGCACTAGTTGCCTTAAAATTAAGTCGTCATTCATATAACTATAAACAAGATAATTTATTAGACGCTGTTGCATATTTAGGTGCATTAGACAATTATGTTGTAAAACACGGTTACGCAGAAGACGAAGATCCACTTAAATAATTAACACATGGCAGAATTAAATTATCTTTCAGACTATATTACCGACAAGTCGTCTCGAATAGGCATCGCAGCACTAGTTGGTAAATTAAGCCCTAAAACCAGTTCACATAAATCTGGATGGGCTTATCACTTAGCAAATCAATGTTTAAATGCTGGTTTTGAAAATGTAGAAGTAATTACTAATACTGAAACTGATTGGAATCAATTTGATGCTATTTTAATCGAACATGGTATGGAATTTAAAGGTACTTTCAATATTTTTGGAGGTGCTAATGACGATTTATATCATCAAGTGATGAGAATTTTTAGTAAGACTAAAATGTTTAGTCTACATCATGATATGCCATGTGTTGGTACTATGGTTCAACAAAGACTTCACACCGGTACAGATTTATTTAAAACTATCGAAGATAAAATTGAAAGGATTAAAGAGATTTGTGCAACTGAAATTCCTAAAATTGATTCAATCGAGAAAACTACCAAACTTTGTTTTGGTGATAGTCACTCTTTTAGTCAATATACACCAGGTTATATGACCCAACGTCACGATGGTTTGACTATGCACGGTGCACTTAAAAGAGGACTTGATAGTTATGTATATCCATGGATAGAGTCTCTTAGAGTTTATATGGGTAATATAGATGTTCGTCACCATTTAATGAGACAAGATAATCCATCTGCAGCAGTTAAAACACTTTTAAAAAATTATGAAGCTGAGCTTTTAAAACTTCAAGAAAACGGTGTCAAAGAAATCGAAGTAGTTCATACACTTCCTATTGAAAACGAAAGCAGATCATTACCAAAAACAGGTTATTATAAAGGCACCCCGTTCACCGGAACTTGGGCACAAAGAACAGCATTGGTCAAAGAGATCAATGCAGGTATCGATGAAATGTGTGAAAGAAACGGTTGGCAAGCATATAAACACCCAGATGTTTATTTCAATACACTTGGAGAATTAACATTCGATGTAATGGAAAAACCTAAATCAGTTCACATCGCACGAGAGTATTATCGTTGGGATTTGGTAAAGAATGAACCTAACAAAAAATTAATTAAACAAACTTTAGCACTTTTTTAATATGTCACTTACAACTACTTACAATATTAGAATCACTCCAACTAATATTAAAAATGCAGCATATGATATCGAAATTACTACGGGTGATTTGGATTGGTCTATGTCACAATATCAAAGGAACAGGGATGCTTTTACATGGGAAATAATTTCAAAAAATGAAAATTAAAACAACCAAATATTACGATGAATTTTTAAGATACTTTGATTTAGCTAATAAGCAACAAATTTCAAGTAACTTGGGTCAAATTCCTCATGCTGAATCTAATTTAGGCGATGAACTAATGCACCATATAGAATTATATGATGTAGTAGAACGCAAATATGCTGGATTTAGTCAAATTATAAATGATTGTTTTTATGGATGGACTCAAGACCATCCATATTGGGAACACATGCAAGCAGGTAATGTATTTCCACAAAGAGAAGAAGTGGCTAAAAATTGGACAGGTAAAAGAGATAAATTTGGTCTAGAAGAGTGGCTCTATATTTTTATTTTACATAGAGTTTGTGGATCTGCGATTAATTATGCAACCAAACCTTCAGGGTACCACAATACTATTCTGTTCAATTTACACGAGTGTGAAACGATTGAAGAAATGTGTGAAGTGATCAAATATCACCCAACGCCGTTTTACACTTCAGTTGGTTACCAATTTCCTGCTTTTCCAAAACCACCAACACCAAAAGTCAATGAAGATGTATTTGTTGGTATGGCAGACTTCACAGAGCCAGAATATGTTTACAAACGAGGTGGAGACTATTTCTTATGTGAATTTGCTCCACGATTGGCTCGAGATATGGCCAACTTCTTGCGTCAAGGTGATAAAAAAGACTTGCGTGAACTTGGTGAATGGATGTTTCAATGGAATGCTGATAATGGCTTAAGAGCTTATAGATTCCAATATGCCGCAGTTATTGCTGATGTATGTGATTGGTTCCCTGAATTTATGAACCGTGAATCTATGTTCTATTATGGCACGAACGCAGTAGAATGTATTGGTTATCTTGCAGATCCAATTGAAGGTGGTGGTAAAAAGTCAGAGGTTTTCTTAGACGCAGTAATGACTAAGATTTATGAGGACACAGGTTCACTACCATATAATGCAGAAGATGTTGCATGTGACTTTATTAGATGGATCGAAAACTACTTAAGACCAGGTGCAGACTATGCTCATATCAATATGGACACTTTGTGGAATTCATCTTCGATCACAGATCACCCATTTGGCCGTCAAAAAGCAATGCTAGATCTTGGACTAGTCAAAACATTTAATGGTATGACTTCATTCCCATCAGATGACAAGATATTGCAATCTGCTGGCTTAACAGTAGAAGAGTATAAAAAAATGGTTAAATCGTTATGAGTAATCAAGACTTAATTAGAGATCCTCAATGTGAGATTGAATTCAATCCTAAAACTGGCTCTAAAAATGTAGATTTTCTACAAAATAAATTATTTGAATTCGAAGGAGAAATGAGCAATTACAAAAATATACTATATCCAAACACAACTGATATTGCTATGAAAAATGGTAAGCCAAAAGAAAGTTGGATGAAGGATTGGACACAAGAAGAGCGCTTTGATAAATTCTTTGAATTTTGTCATGAATTTGATAAACGACAAGATCAATTGTTATTAGAAGATTATCAAATATTTTCCCACCGACTACACTGGCATGAACATCCATATTGCTATATGATGCAACACGAAACTGATTTAGAAAAACTTTTGTATTATACAATTGTTTTCTCTTTTAGTAATGAACATTGGGGAACTATTATGAAATTGATCAATGATGGTGAAGAAAAGACACGTGAACACTTTAAAGAGAATCGACATGCACGTAATGATCTATTTCAGATTTATTACCCTAAAGGCACTCAAGTAAAAGATTGGTTATTAGAAGGTCCTAAAAAAGCAGCGAAAGATATGGTTCATATTCTTGAAGACTTAGAGAGACCATATACGATGATGGAATTTGCTAAATTATTAGAAGCTTATTTTAAAGAACATCAAGGATTTAGATCGCCACTGTATCCATGTAAAAACACGGCACGATATGTTGCGATGAGTCGACCAGATTTAGTAGATCCTGAATCAATCCTATTTGGTGGTACGGGTCACTTTGATGGTATGATGCAAATCTTTGGTGGACCTAATTTAAATGGTAAAGTAAAATATTCTATCGATAAAGAAGGTCAATTTATAGCAGAAAATAAATATGCAGAGTCTTGGTTGGAACAAATGAATATTTTAGCTAATCACCCTAATAATCCAATGACTAGTCAAAAGATGTTAAACGTAGAAGATAAAACATGTTTCTTTTATAAGCACATAGCAATTAGTCATGGCATTAAATCACCTACAAAAAGAATTCCATATACTTGGATTTTTGATGGAGAGTTTAATTTAGCAAAACATCCAACTGAAAATGTAATTGTAAATGCTGAAACCACACGCCATATGTGGGGTAGAGATTATCCTAACGAATAAATTAAATTATAATGAAAAACAAAGCAGATGACGCATGGCAAATCCTAAGAATTCAAGGAGAATTCACCAAGGGTTTTGATACATTTAATGAACTTAACACGCCCTGTATTAGTGTATTTGGAAGTGCAAGAACTAAGGTTGGAACTAAATGGTATGAAGAGGCTAAATTATTTGGCAAGCTAATTGCTTGTGAAGGATTTGGAGTGATTACTGGAGGAGGACCTGGAATTATGGCCGCTGCAAATCATGGCGCCAAAGAAGTCGGTGGTAAATCGATTGGAATTGGGATTGAACTACCATTTGAAAGTGGTATGAATAAGTATGTTGAAATGGGAGTTGAGAATCGATACTTTTTTACAAGAAAGGTAATGTTCCTTAAATACTCACAGGGATTCGTAGTATTTCCAGGAGGATTGGGAACACTTGACGAATTATTCGAAGCACTTACACTTGCGCAATGTGGACATAATGTAAATTATCCAATAGTATTAGTGGGTAAAAAATACTGGTCCGGTCTAATGGATTGGTTAATGGAGACGGTTAACACAAATGGTAAAATGAGTCTAAAAGATTTTGATTTATTTAGAATTGTAGATAATGCTGAAGAGGCTAGAGATAAGATTATGGAATACCACAATAAATATATGACGAACCCAGATTATTTAGGACCTAAAACAAACTTTTAAGATGGCACACGATACACATACTACAAGCACTATGAACCAAGATTTAAATCTAATGATGCCAAATAGACAAGCGTGGTTAGATTTAGCAGGTGACTGGCAAGATCCATTAGATGATCCTATTATTATGAATCATGAAGGATTTAATGTTGTTAGAGATGACATGATGGGATTTGGTTCTAAGTGTAGATTTGGAGACATTTTAGTTCAAAAGGCACCAACAGACACTTTAGTATATGTTCAACCAAGATATGGTTTTGCGGGTATTTCTCTTGCATATTTAGCACAAAAATATAATAAAAAACTAGTATTATTTATGCCTTCTGGAAAGGTTATATCGGACCACCAGGCTATTTGTATTGAAAGAGGCGCTATTCCTAAATTTAGAAGAATTGCAGCAATGCCTAATTTAAATAAAATAGCTAAGGAATGGGCAGAAGAAAATAATGCAACTTTTATTCCATTGGGTTTAAAACACGAATTAGTTACGGCAGCAGCAGTTAAAGTTGCATATGATATAGCTGAAAAACATGGTTATCCCACAGAAGTTTGGTCTGCTATTTCTACGGGGGTATTACAACGTTCATTACAAATCGCATGGCCAGATGCAGAATTCAATGCAGTTGCAGTATCTAGAAATATCAAAACTGGAGAATTAGGTAAAGCTAAAGTATGGTCTCATCCAAAGGCATTTTCTGCAAATGTAAATCCTGCTTTTGCACCGCCATTTCCTTCCGCAATGAACTATGATGCTAAAGCTTGGGAATTTATGGTAAAACATGGTAATCCGGGTGCATGGTTTTGGAATGTAGGAGGTCAACCTTACCCGGAATCAGAAGATATTAAAGAAAAAATAAACTCACAAAGAGAATGGGGAGAAGTTTTAGAAATGGACAAATAAAAACTGAAACTATCTCGTGTATTAACGTATTAATAATATAACAAATCAAATATGGCAAATATAGATAACGAATGTAAAGATCTAGAAGTTCAAGACTTCTATGATAATTCAACAACACACTTAGAAGACATTATGACGCATCAAAAAGAGATGCAAGAAAAAACCTACGGGTTTAACTTTGAAGATATGTCAATTAGAGAAGTAATGAATTTTTGGCATGTTAACACTCACGCAGTAGTTGATGAAATTCATGAAATGACTGATGCTTTAGGTGGTATCAAAGATGGTTCTGGAAACGCAGTATGGAAATATTGGAAGAAAGACTTCTCAAAATATGAAACTATGAAAGTTTCAGATCTGTCAGATGACGATCGCAAAGAATTGTATATGGAATGGGTAGACATTCTACACTTCTTTATCAATTACGCAGCATCAATTGGCCTAGATGCAAAAACGGCTTATAACTACTACTTCGCAAAGGCTGAAGAGAATAAGAACCGTCAAAAAAGAGGCTATTAATGTTATTAGATATTGAACAAACCAATAAGGAATTAATAGTTTCTTATTATG